CACATTTGAAGATTATCGTATCTAGGTTCTAGAACCGAAGCAATACGCTCTTGTTTATTACCTTGTTGTTTATTAGGTCTGAACTCATCAATACTTAGTGCTAGACCGTGTTGTTTAATTAAATCTTTTAGTTGTTTAACGATTGCCATCTGAGCTACAGTAACTTCTGCTCTTAGCTTTCTGAAGGACCACTTGTTATGTAACTCAAAGATATGATCGAAGTATTCAGATATACGATCAGTCCTGAACCTGTCAATGTCTAAAACGTATACGTTATTCTCTGAATCAACACCTATAAGAACAAGTGCAGTATAGTCAGCCTTTGATCTTAAACTAAATGCGAAGTCGATAGCTCCGAATAGATTTAGTTTACTATCTTTGTAATGCCAGTGACCATTATCTAATAGTAAATGTTTTCTGTCGAAGTATTGTATCTTGTCTCTTGATACTGGTACATTGTCAGGATCACTTGGATCATTGTAGTATTGTGCTTTAAACTGCCCTTTGTCTAAGTACTTACCACGTTTTTTAGCTAACGTAGCAATGTCGAACCCAAACCACTTACCGTCTTTACGTTGTTGTTTAGGCCACAAAAACTGTCCAGTACCGTCACCTTGATCTTCTACAGGTTTCTCTAAGATTTCGTATATGTTATCTTCACCTGTTTGTTCTCCTTGATCATCGTAGAGAACTTCTTTCATTTCCATCAAGTCGTTATATAAATCTTTACTGTGATACCTTGTACCTACAACCCACTCTCTAGCGTCAGCACCTTCGATAGATGATAGCAGTGAGTACTGACTTGCTACCTTTGTTCTACCCTCAGATGTCAAAGCATTCTCAGCAACTACGACATCATCTAGTACAGCTATGTCACAATGTAAACCTGTTAGTGATGTAGTAAGCCCACCTGTGAATATACTTGGGTCACGAACATTTTCTTTCTTACGTAGTGGATGGTCTAAACTAATCTCTGAATTAGTCCACCTTGCTCGTTTACCTTCTTCTAGATTTACGTGTTGAGGCCAGTACCGTCTGTATATCTCAGATGTAAGGATACCTTTTATAAAACTAAGTTGTTTCTCTGCGAGGTTAGCTGTAGCTGATATATACAACACACGTAGAGTTGGGTCTTTGGTTAGCTCCCACGCTACCCTGTAAGCAATTAATCTTGACTTACCGTGATCTCGTGGAAACAAAAGTAACTGATAGTTTCTAGCGTCTTCTCTTGTCCACCACTCTATGACTTCTCTGTGACAGTCACCTAGTAATTGTTGAGGAGCTACTAGCTGTATGAAGAACTCTAGATCATTCTCAGCGGCTTGTCTGATCTGGTCTAGTGCTTGTTTAGCCATGTTAGTTCCTTTGGCTATTGCGAATCAAGGCGCTACAGGCCAATCATCATCTGCTAGGTTAGGCCATTCATCTAAGTCAGTAATACCACGTAGTTCTTGTCTGTAAGTAGCCCATGAGGTCTTTTTCTCGTTACTTAACGGACTATCATTTATCTGTGTCCAATCAGTATCAGCTAGAAGTTTGTTACGTGTAACTCTGTGACCTTCTGCAGTCTTAGCGTCTAGTCCTGCTTGATAAGCAGCTTCGTGTTGAGCTTTGGTGGTCTTCTTGCCATCTTCATCTGTGGTGTCAGCAAACATGTCACGAGCTACATACTTCTCAACCCAGTTGCCTTTGCTGTCTTGTTCTACACCATCACGCACACTTATCTGGTATGTACTTGTTGTAGCTGCAGGGGATGCTAGTACTGGATCTAAGTTAAGTGAGTCTAGCGTTGCTGCTTTCCAAACACGAGGCAGAGACATATTTTTAAAGACTGCTCTCCACTCGCCTTGCGTTTTAACTTCACCTGTTGTTCTTTCTCTGTATTCTGACATCAGTTGATACTCCTTTCGTCAGTTGATTATGCGATTGCGTAGAAGATGTAACTTCTGCCAGTGTCATTAAGCTCACCGTTTGTATTATTAACGATAAAACCAGAAGAGTGGGCATCGATTGTGTCAGCGTTTGTTACTTCCGCATCTGTAGTGTTTAACCACAATCGGGGATCATTTCCTGCTACGATACCTCTTTCGCTATCAAACAACCACCAATTATCTGCATGAGTATAAGACTTAGCTAAAACAAACCTAGCACCGCTAGAAAAACCACAGTCAATAACACGACCTGAGTTACCATCACCATCATAGCTTCCCACCTTGGATACACCTGCTACGGTAGCGAATAAGTAGGCTATGTAGGAATATCCAGTTGAACCATTAACACCATTATAAGCTCCAACAGTAAACTGTGTAGCAGTCGGTGATGTGTTATTCCAAGCAGCTTGATTGGTTTGTTCAGCAGTGGTTTGGTTTAACTCTAACCATTTAGTATTTCCTAAAGCAGAATGATAGACAAACCAATCATCGTTACTAGCTGATCTATTTTTAACCCAAATCATTTCTGGTGCTACACCAAGATTATGGTTTAGTGTAAGGCCCATGCTTCCTGTGCCTGTATATGCAACCATGTCAAAATAGCTAGGCGCTCTCCGCCAAGACCAACCTATCCAAGTACTATAATCAAAAGCAGTTGACGTATGCATACCATCCATGTGATCAAATTGATCGTCATAGTCTTGATGGATTTCTGTATCGGTACTGTCGGTTTTAATCATTTGCCCTTCGCCACGCATTCTATCAAGAACATAATTATGGCTTCCAGCTCTGCTATTGTAAATATGCATATCCACTGGAAAACTAGTATTAAATGTATTGCCATTTGTGCTTGCGTTCAAACCACTTGAAACACTAAAAACCTTAGTCGCATCATCTGGTACAGCTAGTGGGCCTCTGCGTATTGCCATGTATATGTAAGTGCCACCATTCCCATTTACACCTGCACTTGTACTTTCAAGTTTAAATCCTGTAGATGTTGGGTGTGCAGCAGTAAAAGCGTTGTTCGCATCAGAGCCAGTAGTATTGGCCTTTAAAATATTGTCACTGCCACCCACAACCCAACCACGCATATTATCAAAAATACGCCAGTCATTAGTGTCATCTGTCCGTTTAATAATGCACCAAGATGGCTCAAACCCTAAGTCAATTGTAGGGCCATCAGAATTACCATTACCAGTATAAGTTCCACACTTGATAATATCAGCATCACCATCAGGGCCAAACTCACCGTCACCGTCATTGTGTGCGAATACGTAGGCTACAAATGATGCACCGTTTGTATTTAAAGACTCTCCTACAGTAAAACTAGTAGAGGAAACAGAAGATATAAAACTAGAAACATTAGATGTAGAAAATTGGTTTGTAAGGTTAAGAAAACCAACTGCATTTGCATTAGATCGATGCCAAACCACCCAGTTATCTGCTGTTGAATATCTTTTTACTATAATCATACCAACGTTAGAACCTAGCCCGTGAGAGATAGTTTGCGCTGAATTGCCAACTGTGTTTCCAGTATACGTCACAATATCAAAAAACTTAGGGGCTTTCCGAAATGTCCAAGATACGAAATCAGCAGTATTTTGATTTACTATATTAGTGTTACCAAGAGTAAAACCATTAGCATTAAAAGCAGTTACACCTGAAGTAGACCCTTCAGCATCAGTAGTATTAGAGTATATGGCTTTTGCCGTACCCCTTGCTGTATCAAAAAAAGAGTGATAACGTAAACCTCCTACACTACTTCTTTCTTTTAACCAAACCAACCCACCTTGACCTGCTGTAGAGTCATATTCTGTGCCAGTTGTTGTATCTATTGTTGCAGACCCATTATTTGTAAAATCACCGCCTGTTCCTAAATTTTTAGTAATTGCATAATCATTTGTCATTGGCAGATATAAAATAGGATTTAAAGCAGCCAAAGAAGAAGAAGAGGTTGAGCCACCATTTGCGTCTATAAATATACGTCTATTGGATGCTGTGCTTAAATCACGATAGGTAGTATCAAGATATAAATGAGCTTGTTTAGAAGGCTCGTTGTAACCGCTACCTGTTGCGTCAGCAATATCAACTGTGCTTGCTGTAAAATCTATATTATCATTTACATAGTTAGTCCAAGTAACTGTTTGTGCTACATCATTTATATAGATATGCCGATTAGAACTATTAGTCACGTCAACAGAAATTAAAATATGATACCATATTCCTTCACTAAATAATCTTGGAGTTGCTTGATTTACTTCAGCATAAACAACATTCGAACTGCTAGAGTTTCTTGCAAGAATTATAAGTTGATTTTCATTTCCATAAAGCGCAAAATAAGGAACTCCAAAATAAAGTGCTGTCCAACTTAAAGCTTTTTCTTTAAACTGTATCCAAGCA